GGACGAGAAAATCAGCCTTGTCGATATCAAGACTACTGCAAGTCTTGACCGTGAGTATTTGAGTTGGCAGTTATCAATTTATGCCTATTTGTTTGAACTTCAAAATCCACTAATTAAAGTTGATAAATTGTTTGGCATTTGGTTACGTGGGGATAAGTCGGAATTAGTCGAGATTGAGCGTAAACCGGATGCAGAGGTTAAGAGATTACTGGAATGTGAGATTAAAGGTGAACACTTCTTACCTAATGCTCCTGTTCCAGCCGATGGGAAACAGCTTATTCCTATGCAATTAGTAGATACTATTATTGATATAGAGGAACAGGCAAGTTATATCGCTGAAGTGCAGAAAGGTTACAAGGAACAACTTAAAAGCGCCATGCGTGAGAACGGTGTTAAATCATGGGATGCTGGCCGGTTGCGTGTTAGCTATACTCCCTCTTCAATGGGTAAGAGTTTTGATACAAAGAAGTTTCAGGAAGATCACCCGGAACTTTATTCTCAATATTTAAAAACGTCAACTAAAGCGGATAGTATTCGTGTAACTATAAGGGAGGAAGGAAAATGAGTGTCAATAAAGTAATTCTTATAGGACGTGCCGGTAAAGATCCGGACGTGAGAACATTGGACGGTGGAGCAAAAGTAGCTTCTTTATCTTTTGCCACAACAGATAAAGCGTACACTTTGCAAAATGGAACCCAGGTACCGGAACGTACAGAATGGCATAATCTTATTTTTTGGAATAAGACTGCTGAAATAGTTGAGAAGTACGTCCATAAAGGAGATAAGTTGTATATAGAAGGTAAGTTACGTACTCGTAACTATGACGATAGCAAAGGGATTAAACGTTACATAACTGAAGTCTTTGTTGATAGTATCGAGATGCTTACACCGAAAGTTCAGCAACAGGCTGCTTCTGTGCCTCCACCATTGCCAGCGCAACAGTCTACACAGAGACAGCAACAACAAGTACAGCAGCCTGCATATCAGCAACAGCCATATCAACAGGTACCACCGCCTGATGATTTACCATTCTAAAATATGGCAGAAGCTATTCTAACAAAACAGAACGGGGTAGTCACAATGGATAAGTCGTTTGACTACCTCTGTTCCACGCTCAAAAATGGAACTTATACTGTAAGCATCAAGAGGAAGGTAGAGCCACGTACCCTGTCGCAAAATGCGCTTATGTGGTTGTGGTTTGCTTGTATTGAGAGGGAGATAGGCACGGATAAGTTGGATGTACATGATTACTATTGCCGTAAGTTTCTTCCACGGCAAATATGTATGAATGGAAATATTGTTTCGGTTGTTGGAAGCACTTCTAAATTGAATACGATCCAAATGAAAACTTTCATGGATAAGGTTCAGGCTGATGCTGCCACCGAATTAGGAATCAATTTGCCATTACCTGTTGACCAGTACTATAAAGATTTCATTAATGAATACCTGCATAGGTAAGTATTAACTAAAAGTTTAATTAAAATGGATTTGAATATTTCAAAAGCAAAATTGACCAAAAAGGGATGTCTTGAAGTGGTCTATGCAGACAAGGAGGGAAACGATATCGTTTTCAAGGGGATTAATCCTGTTCATCCGGATTTGAAGGATTCGCTAAACAAGCTCGTACCTTACATGGTAGATATTACAGAGCAGAAAGAATCCCAGTACATTAACTGGGAACGTCCGGAGTCATGTCTTGAAGATGAGTTTTTCAAAAAATTCAATGTCACTGGTGTCAGCATTGGTGGTGACTCTTCCTTTGAAGTCTGTGTGTTGACAGGTAAGCGGACCCTTATGACGAGCAAAGTCCTTAATCTTTGTTCTCCTGGTATTGGTTTCGATCCGGACAATGAATCGTATGTGCATTGTGAGGAGTTTCGTGATGCGGTTTACAATTTTTTGTATGAGGCTGAACAATATGTTACAGAGAATAAATGTTCAGAGATTCAAAGAGAATTCGAGTTTAAAGATGGTGATGACCCGTTTGAGAAGACAGATGAAGCTGCTGATGTAATGAATGAGGATGGTGATGATAATGAGATACGCTCAACTGTTGAACATCAAGAATTAGTATTAGAGCCTGCTTCATGAAACCAATCTATGTGACTAAGACGCCCAATCTGTACCGGATTCAGTTCGAGTATCATCCAAAGTTGGTCGAGGTCATAAAGATGATACCAAGTAAGCCACGCTACGACGGAACAGACCGGGCGTGGCTTGTTAGTATCAATGATGCGCGTTATCCTGTTGGACGTGATGCCAATTGGTATGTGAGAGCTTTTTCGCAGTGGGCTGTTCAGATGCGTTATTGTTCTACTGTCAAGGAACGTGAGGTTACTGAAGATATAAATTATGATATTCCTCCGATGAAGCCTTTTGTCGGTGAACACTATATGTTACTTCAACCTTACGAGTATCAACTTGAGGGAGTACAGTATGCAATAGAGCACAAACGCTGTTTTTTCGGTGACCAGCCCGGGTTAGGTAAAACGTTGCAAGCTATATGTGCAGTTGTTAAAGCACATAGAGAAGCGCCTATATACGGTGAATCTTTTCCAGTACTTGTAGTTTGCCCTGCTGCATTGAAAGTCAACTGGCAACGTGAATTCAAGAAATTCGCAGGGATTAACGCCATTATACTTGATGACAGAAACCGCCAGTCCTGGCAATCTTTTTATGAGTGTAAGAAGTCTGATGGCAGCCCACTTTGTGAGGTATTCATTACGAATTATGAATCACTGAATAAGTTTTTTGTGAGGTCTGTAAATAAGGAATCTAAGTTCACAATGAAAAGTATTGCTTTCGATCAGCGTGTCTCTTTGTTCAGGTCTGTTATCATTGACGAATCTCATAAATGTAAATCAAGTAAGACGCAGCAAGGAAAGTTTGTAGAAGGTATCTGCAAAGGAAAACGATATGTATTCGCATTGACCGGTACTCCTGTTGTCAACAATAATACAGACTTGATACAACAATTGAAAATATTAGGTCGATTAGAGGACTTTGGAGGTTATAGCCGGTATGTTGAAAGATATTGTGATGGTCCTAAACAGGCATCCAACGTTAAGGAACTGAATTGGCGGTTATGGAATACTTGTTTCTTCCGTCGTGAGAAGTCGAAAGTACTAACACAACTTCCGGACAAGACTCGTCAATACTTGACAGTTGATATCACTACCACCAAAGAATACAAAGCTGCCGAGGCTGATATGGTAAAATACTTGAAGAAATACAAGAACGCTTCGGATGAGCAGGTGCAGAAATCAATGAATGGTGCCGTCATGGTGCAGATGCAACTTTTAAAGCAGATATCTGCCAGAGGTAAAATCAAGGCAGTCTGTGAATTTGTCCATGATGTTATCGACGGTGGTGAGAAGCTGATACTTTTCGGTTACTTGAAAGAAGTTGTAGCAGAATTGAAAAAGGAATTTCCTAAAGCTGTTACTGTGACAGGTTCCGATAATGTCAACCAAAAGCAATATGCCGTTGATTCTTTCCAAAATAATCCCGATTGCAAGCTGATTATTCTAAACTTCAAATCGGGTGGTACCGGGCTTACTTTGACGGCTGCCAGTCGAGTAGCATTTATTGAATTCCCATGGACATTCAGTGATTGTGAACAGGCAGAGGATAGAGCACATCGTAACGGCCAAAAGAACAACGTAAACTGCTATTACTTCTTAGGTAAGGATACTATCGACAAATATATGTATGATGTGATTCAGACTAAGAAGAACATAGCCAACGGTGTTACCGGTACGGACGATCAAGTAGAAGAGAATATGGTGAATCTTGCAATGGACTTGTTTAGAGATAAATTATGAAGCCATTTAGATTAGTTATAAATGAGCAGAAAACTCATATTCAGGAATACAAGAAAGAAATGTTGTTCGGTCCTGAATGGGAGACCATAATATCCTTTGTCGGTTGTAGGAACAGGTGTAAACAAATCGTTGACCTTCTAAATGAATGTGCTACGATTTCAAAAAACAAGCAGAAAAATGACTGAAGAAGATATTCGTAAATTGGAGGTGAAATATTCTGAAACCAAGATACAACACATTTGTGTAACTTGGTTCAGAGAAACGTTTCCCAATGTAGGCTCTTTACTCTTTGCTATACCAAACGGCGGTGTCAGAACAAAGAAAAGCGGTGCTATGCGTAAATATGAAGGTGCCATTGCTGGTGTTGCTGACTTGATTTTGCTTTTTCCTCGCGGTGGTAAGAGCAGTCTTTGCATAGAGATGAAAGCTCCACGTGTAAAAGGTAAACGTGCCGGAACGCAGTCTGATGAGCAAAAAGAGTGGCAGGCATTAGTCGAGAAATATGGTAGTGTATATGTCGTTTGTCATGGGTTGATTGAGTTCATTAATAGCGTTTGCTATTATCTGAAAGCTGATCCTCAACCTTATATAAACAATGTCTTACGGAATTATTATAAATTGATATGACTTATATTGAACTTATCAATAGGTTTTGGGAACTTGACGAAAGCTGGCAATTTTCCTGCTGTGAAACGAGGCTTTATTTTTACTTACTAAAAATTGCGAATCGTTTAGGCTGGGAGGATAACTGGACACGTAGTGATACAAAGGTGTCATCTGACGTGGGAGTGTCTGTAAAAGTATTCAAGTCCGCCCGAAATAGATTAGTTCAAGCAGGTCTTATTGAATGTAAGCAAGGCAATGGAAGAGGCAATAAATCAACGTATTCTATAAAAGGTGTACAAAAAGGTATGCAAAATATACCACCTTTACGGTACCCTTTAGGTACACCTTTAGGTACACCTTTAGGGCACCCTTTAGGTACACCTTT